TTTCTTCTGTTTGTGGTTTGATGACTAGCGTGGCGGCTACTTGGCCGACGTTGATTTGCTGTGCAAGCGTGTTGCGTTTCTCAATCTCATGTTTCTCGGTTTCGAGCGAACGAAGCTCTGTGTCAATGGCGTCCATGTCAATCTCAGCATCTGAGTTGAGCATGTCGCGAATCTCGAGCTTGCGTGCCTCGATTTCTGCGAGTCGGTTCATGGTCTTACCTCCTAAAATGTGAATGTACGAAGCAATAACTTCCTCCGCTCGGCGGCGCTATCCAGCGCTTTTCGTTCTTCCTCGGCAGCCGCTTCGAAAAAACTACGTGCAGAAATGGAAGTAGTATCATACGCGGGAATATCCACCGCGGACACGTCGTAAATCTTGCGAATGCCGGTGATGACGCGCATCCGATTCTCTTTATCGTAGCGTTGTTCGCTCACGACAAAACTGAATGACATGCGGTCGATGTAGCCGCCGCGAATTTCGTCATACAGCTTCCGCCCTTCTTCCGTTCCGTCCAACTTGGCACGGACGAACAGACCGCGCTCGTCAAGGGTCAGCTCAAGCGTATTGTTGCGCGTGCGAGCCATGACTTTTCCCGAATGGTTGTAATTAAAAATGACGTCCGACATGTCACTGGCGTTCAGTGCTCGAGCGTCAATCATCTCTTTATATTCAATTCCGTCCAACTCGTACAGCACCGTCGGCGTGTCAAACGTCAGCGCGTACCCTTCAACGTACTGGCCGTCACTCTGTTCCGCTTGACGAATTTGAAACTCCGCCATTTTGCGAATTTCCCGTTCCTTGCGAGTCGGGTTCGGTTGGTTGTGCTCCATTAGCTGCACCTCCCATTTGATATTGATTGGCAATCGACGAATCGACGAAGTTTAGCGAGACAATCCGCTTGTCGCCGTCCGGGATCGGTGCCAAGTTAAACACTTCACGCGCTTCGTTCATCGACAGCAAGCCTCTGTCCATCATCACCGTGATGAGGTTCAGCTTCGTTGCGTTCGATGCGTATTGAAGGCGATTCGCTTCAAAAATAATTTCGTTCCCTCGTCCCTGCTCACGCTGCGTGAACACTTTCGCAGTGAACTCCAGTGACAACTCAATCGCGTTCGGTTCGATGACCGATTCATAAAACGCGTTCCACTGTTCTTCCGAGTAATCCGATTTCACAATCGACGGACTGACGTTGAAGTACTTGTACACCTTATCTTCGATGAGTTCCATCTGCTTCGCGTCTGTAATCTTCGGGTCATTCGTCAGCGGAATATACTCGGCTTTCGAATCCGTCGCCGCGATGCCGCCGTTGTTCGAAATGTTCAGGTAATCTTCGACGAATGCGTCACGATGGCGCTTGATTTCCTCCGGCTTCAACATCGCTTGCGTAAACTTGAGCAAGCCGCGCAGGTTCGCGCTCGACTTGACCGCGTTGATGATGCCTTGATTTGTCGTGTGAATGAGTTCCAACGTCGGCATGAGCGCCGCGTTGTTCGTCTCGCCGTACAAATCGTTCTTATAAAAGAACCGGCGCAAGTGAATGACGTCGGTGTACGGAAGCGTGACTTTATACCCGCCGAGAAAACTGAACTGGATAAACACTTGCCCCTGCGCTTCAAGAAATTCCGCTTGACTGGCGTTGATGGGATAGAACGCTTTTACTTGTCCCTGCTCGTCCCAATCGACGAATACGTAGCTGTTGTTCTGCATGTACTTTTGCGTGATGACCTTATACCAAAACGTGTACGCGTCCATATACGGATTCGGTCGGACGCCGAGAAGATACTCGATGTTCGAATTCGTGTACGTGATGTTGCCGTTCACGCGTCGAATGTGCTTCGGTTTTAACTTCGCACAATTTCGCGCAATGGCATCGACTGCCGAACGGACCACATCGCTGTCATACGCATCGGCCATCATGGTGAAGACCGGCATGTAGCCGTTCATCATCTTGAGCGATTGCATTTGCGACGGAGTAGGTCGTCGGCCAAAGATTCTGTCAAACAGTGATCTGCGTTCTGCCACGCCATCACCTCCTTCAAATCAGCGATTTATAATCGCCAAGTTTATTGAAAAGGACCGTATACGCTATCAGTAGCGATACGGCCCCGTCAATTCGTTGTCGTTGGTGCTGACCCTTTACGGGTCGGATGTTCCCGTTCTCGTCCGTCTTCACAGACGTGTTCGTCAAACACCATTTCAGCACCGGGTTGTTGTTGTAGTTGATGTTCTTCGCTTGCAGGTCCGCCGCCAGTTCCTTCATCGGCTGACTTAACGTCTGAAAGCCTTGCCGAACGACTTCCATCTCGAAGCCTTGGTCTTTCATTTCCTGCACCCAGTATGTCGAGTTCCACGGGTCGTACCCAACCCACAGCGGGCGAATCGAGTGTTCGCGGTACATGCGAATGAACCACTGCGTCACGTCGCTGAAGTTGATTTTATTACCGGAGCTGAGTGTCAACAACCCACGCTGCGCCCACTTGTCATACGGTATCTTATCTTCCTTGGTGCGTTTTTCTATCAGTTCTTCCGGTAGAAAGTACTGCTGTAAAGCGTACTTGCTGCCGTCTGCCTTCATGACCAACAGCGTCGCGCACGCGAGGTCCGTTGTGCTTGACAAGTCGACGCCCCCGACTGCGTAACAGTCGTGGATGTCCGCCATGTCAAATGTCGCGGCGTTGTCGATGTCGTCGAACGTCAACCATGTGCCGGCGACCGTGTCGCGCACGTTGAAGTCTTTCGTGAGAATCCCCGGCAAGTCTTTCGGACTGCTCTTGGCCCGCTCGACTTTCTCCGTGATGTCCTCCAGCTTCTTAATGCGGCCAAGTCCCGGGTTCGCCTTTTCCCATGACCGGTAATCCGTCCACTCGTTGCGGTCGTCCAGCTCGTACAGAATCGGTAGAAAGCGCTCGTCTTGAATCGTGCCATCGACGACTTTCGACGCGTAGTCGTACATGTCGTCGTATATGTTCTCACGCACAGTACCCGCCGTGGTAATCATCACCATGAGCGGTTGCCGGCGTGCGGACATTCCCTGTTTGAGTACTTCATAAAGGTTGCGGTCCTTGATGGCGTGCAGTTCGTCGATGACCGCCAAGTGTAAGTTCAAACCATCAAGCGTGTTCGAGTCACTGGCCAAAGCGGTCATCGTTCCGAACGTCAGCGGGAAGTACAAATCCGTCTTACGCTTCTTTAAGTGCGCTTTCAAATCCGGTGACTGACTCACCATGTTGAGCGCTTCGTTGAACACGATGGACGATTGCTCACGCTTCGTGGCTGCCGACACGACTTGTGCGCCGCCTTCCCCGTCGGCGATCAGCATGTAGAGCATGATGCCTGACAGTAGCGTCGACTTTCCGTTCTTTCGTGCCACTAAAAAGAACGTCTCTTTGAAGCGCCGTGTCCCGTGCTCATCGACAAAACCGAACAGCGCCGCGATGAACGCTTTTTGAAACAGCTCGAGCTGTATGGGCTTGCCCATCCATTCACCTTTTGAGTGCTTGCAAAGCGTTTCAATAAACTCAATCGGCTTGTTGGCCAACCGGTTGTCAAACTTCCACTTACCATCCGGCTGACGCATCTCTGCAATCAGCCGAGCATACACTTTGCGCACTTTGGCGCTGACCATTACGCTGCCGGACTCAATCTCGTTCCAGTACAGTTCGACGTAATTACTTTTTAAGAAACTCAAGCAGCATGTCTTTCTTGTGGTTCGTCTCTTGTTCCGGCAGTAGGTCAACGAGTTGCTTCATAATGGTCATATGATTTTTTATCATCGTGTTATATATTTCAACCTCGGGACTTTTCTTAGTGCCCCACTGGTTCTCACCGTTCTGGTATTCACTGATGACACCGTTCTGGTTCATCGCGTCTTGCAGGTCGTCCAAAGTCACCGACATGAACGCTGCGTTCTTAATCAGCGATTGAAGTGTAGACAAAGTGTCCTTATCTAGCACCTTAAACAGTCTCTTAATGCGCTTGATTTCCTTCTCGATGCGCTCCGCCTTGTCGCTCATGTCGATGCTCCTTTCGATTAAAAATCTACACCCCGGCATGAGACCCTTGGAGAGGTGTTGGAAAATCCCCCCGACGCTTTTTC